ATTTCGTATGCGTTTATTTCATTATGAAATCTGTCTAATAGTTTATCAAACATATCGGTGTCGGTCCTATTTGATACAAATAGTTTAACAAAAGTGTTTTCGTATTCCGATAAATCTTTTTTACTATAATCTTCACCTTTATCATTATAAACAAATTTCTTAAACATAATTAAAGGATTAGGTATTCTTGTAAGTTCTCTTGTCTGTGTATCAAATATATGAAAACCTTTAGGACAATTATAATCTGACCACATAATTTGATATGGACAACCTAGATAATAGATATGACCATCATCTGATTTTTTATGAAAATGACCTGATAAAACTTTTTCAAATCGTTTAAATAAGTCTTTTTCTAAACCTTGTTCATTAAGATGGCCTTTGTGCATTTCAAATCCTTTTATTTCTAAATGCCCCATAACTATTTGAGCCGTTGTACTGTCAATGTGATGTAAAGTATCTTCTCTATTTGTATCACAGATCCAAGGTATAAACAACACGTCTAGGCCATCAAAATTAATTGTTTGCGAAGATGTATATACTTTTGCGTTTTTAGATATATTTAAATTTTGTAATGCGTTTATTTCATTTGTGTTTTTATAATAGGTGTCGTGATTGCCTATAATGACGTGTGTATCTAAATTAAATTCATCTATTCTATTCCAAAACTTTAATTTAAAATTGTGTGCTGTATTGTGATTAATAAACTTTCTTCGGTCTACTACATCACCTAAATGAATTACTGTTTTTATATTATTCTCTTGTAGGTATGGAAAAAATACCTCATCATAAAATCTATTAAAATAATCTATGAACGCCGGTGAGTCATTACGAGCACCCCAATGCGTATCATTTATTAACGCAATTTTCATACTAACTCAATAAAAAATAATCTAACTTGCCTTTACGTGTTCTTTTCTTTTTCTGTTCTTTTTGTTTTTTCATTTCTCTATGATGAGCAAGTGTTTCAATTTTAGGCACCTCATCAATAGGTAAATTCTTTTTTAAAAATTCAGTAAATTGATTATGAAATTCTCTATCTTCACCAGGCTGTAAAGTTAAATCATCAAAGTTAGAATCTAATAACATTTTATGTTTGATTGTAACTTGTTTCTTTTCTTTTTGTATTCTTCTTACAAAAGCGTAATATATTATTTGTGTAAAGTATGCAAAAGGATTATTTGATTTATCAGGATTAAAGTTGTCTAGGTATTGTAAACAATTTTCTATACCATCAGAAATCATATCATCTCTAAAAGTATAATTAATAAAATTCGGTCTGTAAGATAAGTGATTTGCTATTTTAAGAAAACACTGGCCAATATAGTCCGTAACAGGAGGTTTTGGCAGTTTTTCCTTTTCTGCTTTTTTGACCATTTTCTTATACTCTATCATAGCGGCCAAAAAATCTTTATTACTTACGTAATGTTCTTTTGATTTTTTTGATGTTGTCATAATTAAAATATACTATACTTTGTATGTTTTGTCAATCACTTATACAAAAAGTCGGTTCCAGGAATGGTTGACTTTTTTTGTTTATTATGTATAATGAGCGTGTAGCTCTTTCAAGTGGAAGATTCTCCAGATTAATGGAGTATTCTTTTCGGATCTCTAAATTCGTCCCACAATTCATTAAACTCATCATTTTCCTCTTTACTTAATTCTTCAGCTTTATATTCACTTCTTTTTGGCAAATCAATTCTGTCGTATTTTGAAGATACATCAATATAACTTTTTGACATTTCATCTGTGGCATTTGTGATTGTTAAAATTTTATCTTTTGGAATAGTTACAATTTTATCGTTAGTATAAGCGGCCCACTTTATAAGTGCGATATAATCTTTTAAGCCTCTTGGTGTTAATTGAGATACATACTTAATCATTAAAGGTTTTTCTAAACGCAATAAAGGAGATTTATCTGGCAATTGTTCTTTTGCCAAACTACAAACAATGTCATCGCCGTTAACTAGTTTTATTATTCTTACCTGTTCCATTGTTTAAATCTATGTTATGTATTTCATAATTAAAGTTTTCACTCGTGTATATATTTATTCTTTCTCTAAAGTGTTGGAGTGTATAATTTTCTTTACCATTGTAAGATAAATCATCAGATATATCATATAAAGTTGCGGCCGAATTGTTATCTTTTAAACGAAGGCCTCTACCTATTGATTGTAAATTTCTTATACGTGATTTACTTGGACTTGCAAAAACAATGTTGTGTAAATTTCTTATATTAATACCTGTACTAAACGTTCCGTAACTGGCGATTATAATTGCATTATCAGATTTTTCAGTTATAAATCTTATCTTTTCTCTTTCTTCTGCCTCTACACCACCATAAACGAAAAATATTTTTTTATCTTCCGCTTTTTCTTCTATTAACTGTTTTAATATAACTCCGTGTTTTTCAACATATTGAAATAATACTAAAGAATTGCCTTGTAAATTTAAACATAGATTACGAATATATTTGTTTCTTCTTTCATTAGAAACTAAAAAATCCATTTCTTCTTGGTATGATTTATCTTTTAAAAAATGTTTTGAGTGATTATCGTGTTGTAATATTAAACATATAATTTTTAAATCAGCTAATTGTTTTTTCTCTTGTAATTCTGATGTTGAAGTAACTTTATTAACAGCACCAAACAGGCCTTCTAAAACTAATTTATTTGTTTTAGTTCCATCTAGTGTACCTGTTAAACCTATTCTATATTTACAATCTTCCAATTTAGTCATTATCTTTGTAAGTGAAACGGCCTTAAATAAATGACACTCATCACCTATAACCATACCAAAAGACTTAAACCATTTTTTTGGCATATTATATACTGATTGCCAAGTAGATATAATAACATTTTTATTTGTTTCTTTATCGTGTCCTTGATATATTCTATGAACGTGTTTGTCAGCATTCCAACCATAATCTTTAAAGTCTTTATATAACTGTTCTACTAATGAAGTTGTAGGTACTATAATTAGTATCTTATTGTTTACTTTTTCTTTTAATCTTAATAAATTAAATCTAACTAATAGATAAGTTATTAAAGATTTGCCTGATGCTGTTGGTGATAATAACAAACAACGATTTTTCTGTAAAGCATATATAAATGCTTCTTTTTGATAATCTCTTATTTCCATTGGTATTTTTAAACCTGCAACAAACTTATCTACTAACTTTACATCTACATCTATATCTTTTATTTTTGTGCCGTCAACGATTTGTATTTTGTTTTCGTTACACCAATTAACAATATAAGGATAAAGGCCAGCATAGATTTGGCCAGTTGCATAAGAAAATAATCTTATTTTACCGTCCCAAACTCTATTTCTAAATTGTGGTGTGAATCTATAACCAGGTACTTCAAATGTAAAGTACTCTCCTAAATCTCTACGAATAGAATCATCCGCTTCTATTTTAAGATAGACCTCGTTTTTTTTATCTATGATTATATATTTGGTAAGTGTCATTACACAAAAGATGGACCTGTTGCCCAGCCAACTAAAACTTTTCTAGTTCCACTAGTTACAGGATGAACCTTGTGCCAAACAAAAGACGGAAACGATATTAATGTTCCCATTGTAAATTTATCTTTAAATTTTGTAAATTTATGTTTTTCAGGATTAGGATTAGGTCTTGCAACTTCAAATTCTCCTCCTTCATATTCTTCATTTAAACATAATGTAAAACTTACTTTTCTAATCATACCATCAGCATAAGGTTTTGGATGACTGTCTATGTGCCAATCATAATGGCCACCTGGTTCGTAAATAGAATATTGTAATGGTTCAAAAGATTTTAAAGAAAAATTCCATTTGGCCGTTTTATTATGTACGTTAATTACTTTAGCAATCTCTTTCATTATTTCTAAATCTTTTATCCAAGAAACTTTACCTTTTCTTGTTGTTGCTTTTAAATCGTTATTATTATCTAATTTGGCTTCTTCAATTTTTAAATTTTCTCCTATTTGAATTACCTTTTCGCAAAAATCTTTTTTAAAGTATCCATTAGAGATACAATGATTATTTTCTAAGTACATTACACTGCTCCGCTTGTAAATCTACGCCACTCAATGGCATTTTTTATTGTATATGTTCTGTTAACTATAACTCGTAATGTTCTATCTAAAAAATCTACTACTGTATTTAAATAGGCCACTTTTTGAGTTAATTTTTGTATATCTTCATCTGCTTCTAAATATTTGTCAATATCTGTTTTTAATATCTTTAAGTCAAATGGTTTGACCTGATATACACTAGGGTCGGCCTTACCTGTATAATATTCCCACTTATCACGTTTAATTGTTCTTAATTCATCTTCTGTACGAGTCAATAACAATTTAAATTTAGTATAATGTTTCATATACTTGTTATGTAATTGTGGAGTTTTTAATGATTCTAAATCTAATTCAGTATCATTAATTTTAAGGTCTTTGTCTGCTTCTAATTGTAATTGTTCTAAATCCATAATATAATTATATCACAAAGTTATAAAAAAATCAACCTATGTTGTAACCGTGGTTTCTGTAGAAGAACCTATATTAGCAAATCCATAAATGCTGTATTTAAAAGTAACATCTACCGATAGATAATTTATATCTGTAGCCTGTTGATTATATTGTAAACCACCTAAAGATATTGGAAATACGTCTTTAAAACGCACTTCTACTACAGGATTGTTCTTGTTTGTAAGTACCAATAGGGTTGCGTCGGATAATGCGGCCCCTTGTGATGGAGCAGGGTATCTTATCTTTCCTAACTCACTACTTACACTTCCTTTACTTGTTGGAAATCTATCTTTTCCTGCTTCTAATAATGTATTATAATCTGAATAACCATCAGGAAATCCTAAACCTACCAACCAACCGTGTATTTCTTGGAAATTTTCTAAGTTTTCATCTACTATAAAAGTCATTTGCAAATCACCATATTTAAGTTTTTCACCAGGATGTGGTATGTCTTTTAAGGGTGTTTGTTGTTCTACGTAGTTTATAGAAATGCCTGGTATATTAACGGCCGTGCAAAAGTATTCTACTTTAGGTAATTTGATGATATTAAATTTAAACTGTGTAGGACTTGCATAATCTAGTTTTGTCGGTTGCCTACTTAATGCGTTTGTAATAGTCATATTAATATTTAGGCATAAAAAAAGGAGGGTTTTTTAGGCCCTCCTTTTTAATCATTGTTCTAAGAACAAACTGATATTACATTAAGTTCGCTACTTGAACTCGTCTGTAGTATCTGTTTGCGTTTGCAGAACCAGATCCGTTGATAACCGCAGTTGCAGTTGAAGCACCAGCTTCAGCAAATGGGTTAGCTTGTATTCCGTATCTAGTTTTGAAACCAATCTTAGGTTGGAAACTATCTTGACCAACCGCTCTCACCATTTGAAGTGGAACGTATGGGCAATAGAAGATACCAGCATCATACTGTGATGTACCTTTATATCCAACTACAAAGTATTGTTTAGCTGCTTGATTTGCAGAATATGGATCAATATATACTTTATATCTTCCATTTAGTATTCCAGCAAAAGTGTTTCCTGTGTCATCAACATTTAAATTGTTGTTTAATGCAGGAGTGTAATCTAATACACCAGCCATTTGTAGAGCAGACGCAACATCTGAAGAAGTGATCAGAATGTTACCTTTTCCTCTACGTGTTCTTTGTGCAATTGTGTTTGCTTCTCTTTCAACTTGGAACATTAGACCTTTAAATCTCTCAACAGACCATCTTCCGTTAGAGTCAGTATCTAAGTCAAATACACCAGCAGTTGTTGTGTTAACAGCAGCATTTGGTGAACCGTTAGTTGAAGCTCCGATTTCAGCATTGATGTAAATTGTTCTTACAACTTCTCTATTGATTTCCGCAAGGATCTCAGCAGATAAAATGTTTGCAAGTTCAGTTTCAGCATCTAAACCGTGGATTGCTTTTAGATCTTGAGCAAGTTCCATTGTGTATTCAGCTTTAAGAGCTCTTGATTTAGCAGTTACAGTCGATTTCTCGATTGAAAATGCCATTTCAGCAAAGCTATTAGCAGATGAGTCACCTAGTGCTTCAGCAGCAGCAGTTGACATACCTGTTCCAGTTGTATAAGTGCCAGCAGGGCTGTCATTTAATAACGCTGGGTTAGTTCCTGAATCAGCAGTTGATGAAAAACCACCTGTTGATGAACCAGCTTTGTTTCTTCCAGAGTAATCTGTATCAGCAGCATCAAATAATGCTTCTGAGCTAGAACCTTGTGAAGTATATTTTGCTCTCATAGCGAAGATTAGTCCTGTTGGACCAGTCATTGGCTGTACGCCAGCTATGTCGTATGCGATAAGA